CCAATTAAAGACTTGAATGTTCTACGCACTCTTTTTGAGAGATTTCAGAACATTGACCGCTACCCTTTCAGCTGAGACCGCGGACCGCTCAGCCTAGTCGGTTCTCCGACATATCAGTTCAAGACTCGCTAGGTTCTTGTCACGCCTGCAGCGCATGGTTAACCGCCCCATGAGGGAGTCTCGCTTACGGAAACCGCGCACCACGTTTGAGACACGTGGATCTAGCTATGCATGGTGTAGTCGCCGTCTACAAGGGTACTTGTCCCCGCATGCCATTTGTGCCCATACCCCGCCCGAGTCCGAACGGTTATAGGCTACCTCATTAGGTATACACGGAAGGAATCTGCGTGACGATAAATGTCCACGTAGAACCTGTATTTACTACATTAACAAAAGCCGCCGTCATAATGCCACCCCCTAATGATTGAAGAGGGTTGACAATAGTCGTGGTACATGTAATCACAAAGGTGTAATTGAATGCTGCTGCTCCGTTCCCTGCCAAATTGGACCCAGAAACAACACCTGTCCCCCCACTGATCGCGGTAAGCGAAGAGTTGGTGGTGGTAGTGGCTGCCGCAATATAGGTACATAAGAACTTCTGCCCAGGTTCGCAGGGCAAATTAAAGCTCGAAGACCCAGTAAAGGTCATGCCAATGTCGTCGTAGGATACGGCAGAGTTAAGAAATGGAGCCCCAGAGGTCTGGCCAGTCCCAGTGTAGTGAGCGGTGTTTCCAGAGTAAGGTCCGGATTCTCCAACAGACAGCACAGGCTTAAACAGTTCGACTTCATAGGTACACCAAAGTTCACCAAGGAAATTGGCAGGTGTGCCAGTGGTAAACAAAGAGAAATTAGCTAGATCATAAAGTTTTTGATCCGTAGATGCTGGAAGTGCACCAGTCCTGATGTACTGAATTTTCAAGCTATTTTCTTTTGGTGAGCACTCAATTGGTAGAAAGCCACTCTGATCTGGTCTAATTGACTGCGACCACATCTCATTCAACAGCTGGAGCTTGCTTGTAGGCAAAGCTGCATCAGCACGATATTGCGCAACCATCATTACGTCACCTAGAGCTGTATTGCTCCCAGTAAGCATTCCGGATTGCGTCTTATATTCAAACACAAGGCCTTTGAACCGATACTCCTGAAACTGACTAGCCAAGGCTGACAGGTAGGGAAAGGTTGAAGAAAGACCAGGGTTGATATCTAAGTCGAACAAGTTGGTGAAAGCAGAAGTTCCTGTAATATCTCCGATGTATTCACGATGTCTGATGACAACGCTCTCTCCATCAGAGTGCATGACTGGAACTTGGGCACCGGTATTCCATTTCGAGTTCTGCATCTTATATGCTCCCTCCCCGAAAATTTTACCCAGTCCAAAATAATTTCCAATCGCGCTCCCGGTATCTAGCAAAGCTTTCCCAAGGTTGTTATACCCTGACTTTGCTTGAGGAGCGGATGATTTACTTTTTCTCAGTGCCTTTAGATCAGCCTTTAGAGCGGCTAACTCGTTAGCGGTATTTTGATCTTTTGCCCCGCTTCGGGCTTTTGGTTGTTTTTGTTTGTTACTCATAGTATTGGATGCCGCATGAGAAACGGGACTGTTCATCCATATGAACGCACTTGGCGCCTGACCGTGCAGTCTCTTGGCATTTATTGGAACATCCTCCAAATTTAGCTCGCACACTCAACGATTTGGCCAGTTTACACACATGGACCCAATTTTGCTTACATGGTTCTTTACTTTCTCGGTACCGCATTGCAGTGCTTAGTCGAAGTCTTATAACGCTCGTGACGCTTCTTCAGACTAGTCTTCAAAGTACATCCACTTCAGCTCCAGGTATTTATATCTCCGCCCCCATTAAACGGCGGTTCCGACTACTCATTTTCGTCGGACTAGCCCTACCCCCGGGAGCACCGGTGGGGGTAAGGCGTTGCATTGCTCTATTCCGTGTGTTAAGACTAGCTCATCGTAATAGTTTTCTAATTCGATTTGCTCATCGGGAGTGACCCCAAAGGCTTTCCAAAAGGAACAGCGACTTTCAGGGTGCGGCTCACTCCACACACGTTTCATCCCTTTATACTTGTTCTCCATGTGCCACTGGTCGAAGGCGTTCTCAGCTGGTTTAGCTCCATTTGAAGCTTTAACACAGCACCTATAGTAATTCTGGACGACTGGTATTCCCCCAACCAAGGAAATCCCCCCCTGCCCGATAGCGGAAATCCAAGATTGCCAATCTTCCTTCTTACTTAAGTTTAACGTGGACACAGCATCTTTGCATAGGCTAGTGTGTAGATTACGGACCATTACGTATCCGTTCTCAGTCCAAACAGGCCTTGATTGACAAAAATCTATCTCTTCTAACACAGTGACTGGTTTCTCTACTTTTAGACGAAACCCGAGCTCTTTATACCATTTCTTTATGGTCTTAATTGCACTATCCGAAACCCTCTGGTCCATGATAATTCCACAATCATCTCCATCTAGAAACATTCTATATTTACATATCCCGAGCTCCAAACAAAACGAGTATAATAAAGCGGCTGAGATAAGGCAGTTACCTAACGCCGTATTCGGCTGGCCGCTACTCCTACCCCCCCTCTTCTTGAATGATATTTTACCGTCAGGGCATTTTACTTTACCAATCATATTCAACTGACTCCGCATCAACTTGCGAAAGTAAGGATTGTTGGGGTAATATTTCAAGTATCTTTCAATTTCCCACTCTAAGAATGGGTGAGTGACACTTTGCTCAAAACGGGAGGCGTCCAAAAGTAGGCACACGGGTTTACTAAACTCTCCCCAGTACCCAGAGATAATTTTTCCTCTCTGCTCTTGGTTCAAACCTTTCATGACCGCCGGTGCACCATCCCAATGGACAACCTCAGCAATAGCAATGTACATACTTTTCTCTATGGGCGATATGTGGCGCCCTGTCTCCAACAAGCTTACGTCAGTAGGTGGGTTAATACCTCGTGGTGCGGGATCTGGTTTTGCTGTCATGTTATACAGCTCCATTTTCATGAAGAACTTGATTTCAAAGTCTTTTCTTTCGATAGACCTGACCTCTAAAGTTGATGCGGCCCGAAGGTAGCGCTCCTTCTTCCTTGCTTGGTACTTAGATGCAAACTGCAATCTATCCAACGGCAAAGAGAATTTCGCCTTCCCATCTAGCAAACACGCAAACTGTTGTAACCTGTGCTTAACCAAACTCAATGGCGGCTCATAAGGTTCGATCCACTTGCCATCTTCCTTGACAAAGAACAATCGTTCATTAAGAGCCCGCGCACAACCTGTTGTTGTAGAATTATATGCAAGAAATACATCTCCGGAGCCGAGACCGGCTACCGTGGTAAGTTTCTTGACTTTTGTGATCCCTATCCTATATTTCACCTTCAAGTCGCGATGGTAAGGGATCTCACTTGGAAGTGAATCCACCGCAGGTGTTAGGATAGGGCCCCCTCACGCGTCCGAAACACCACGCGTGGCAAAATGAATCTTGCCAAACGGATATCTCTTACACGGAGGCGTCCACGAGATAAATCTCGTTTTCGCGTTATCGACATGAGCCTGGATTGGACCTGTATTTAGCATCCTAGCCACCTCAATCTCATCCTCTGTTGGGAGGAACACTACTGGTACTGCAAAAGCGATGAAAGTTTTCCTTTCACGGACAGTGAGCTGCAGTTCAGTGGCTTTATTCATAAGCCACGATCTCGCTACTAGTCTGTTTGCTTCTGTTTCTCGCTGTATGTTTAATGTAAATCTGCACTCTTGCGCAATCGTGGTCGCTAATTTCACTATATCGTTTTTACGCATATTATGAAAATAGTTCCGGCATGATGCTTCCTGCAAGTCCTGAATTCCATCGTCTGGCTCATCCACCCTCCTGATGACTAATTTTCCAAACTTCTTCTCCTTGACATAAGTGCCTTTTCTGCCAGGTCTCTCAAACGTGGTCCCTGGCTTACCCTCCAACTCAGACGGCGCTACCTGTACTAACTGTTCAATCTCCTCAGGGTCAAAGGGAGTGTTGATGTTTTCCAGTAGCATTAATGCCCTATACCGATCTTCTCTGCTCGTGAATCTTTGTCGTAATTTCGCAACAAGCACGACGGACACTGCTGCAACAGTGGCCACCCCAGTCGTGGATCCTATAATTATTCCCGGTATAATCAGGCTTGCCATAGAAAGATGCCGAACTCTTAGCGTAATACTCCTACGTCAGTGGTCAAGCGAAACAGTGGCAAAATAGGTTAGTTGATGCTAATTATGAGACACCA